CACCTGTTGCAACCTTTAAACTAGTCAATACTAAAGCCCCAAATTTAGTACCTCCTCCAGTTATTACCTCCGCAATAGTATATATCAATGTTAATGCAACTATTCTTGCAACATATCTTTCAAGTTCTCTAACAAATGATTGTAACATTCTTTTCCATCCCCTATCCATATCTTCAAAAAACTCAGCAAATCCTTCAGCCAGCACATCAATAAGATATAATTGTCTGTTTAGTTCATTATTTGCTTGTCGAACAGCATTTGCAGTATCATATTGATACTGAGGCAACTTTGCAAGTTCTGTAACATTTATTTTTAACCCGCTTGCCAAAGTTAGTTCCTCAGGACGTGCCGTCATTCCTTTTATTATTTCTGCCATTTCAGGAATACCCCCAGGAACCCCCTTGCCAACTAGTTGTTTCATTTGCATATATGATATTTTCCGAAGTTCAAAAAGATATCCTTCTATAGCTGTCTTGGTTTCAGTAAGCACCATTGCCTGGTCACCAAACAATTCAGTAATACCTTGTATTGCTTTTTGATATGCGGATTTCTTTGCCTCTAGTACGTCATATTCTTCAAAAATAGATTTCATTAAAGGAGATAAAACATCAGCTTGTTGTAAACTTTTTGTAGTATTTTCTACTATTTCTTTAAATTTTTTAATTTTATCTGCAGCATCTTGGGCTGCTTTTGCTTTTTGTTCTTCACTCGAAGCCATTTTTTCATACATCTTCTTTACTTTCTCATACATCTTTTTGTATTCACCTAAATTCTCATCTATCGCTTTTTTATTTTCTATAATAGAGTTTGTATATTCATCAAGTTTATTTTTGGCATCTTCATACTCTTTTGATATTGTTGTATATCTATCTATTAAACCAGGATAATAAAAAATCCCTTCGTTAATAGTTTTATTTAAATCTTCATAAATTTTTCTATAATATTCTACATCATCACTTAACTTTTTATAGAATGTATCAGTTGTCTTTAAGTTTTCAAATTGTTCATCAGCTACTAATTTTTGGTCTTCCAATAAGGCAATAAATTGTGATAACTCATTTGTATAGTCTTTCAATTGCCTTAAATTCATTTCACCAATTGTAGCATATTTTTCTTTGAGTGATAAGCCCTGTTCTTTTCTCTCTTTATTTAATTTTTCCTGTTTATCCAGAAAATCATCAAGTTGTTTATTGAATTCTCTCTGGTCTTTTGTAGTACTTCGTATCAATGCAGAAAGACCAATAATTATTCCGGCAAGAGCCCCTAGACCCGCTACTATATCAAGCACAACAATTTTAGTAGCTATGGATGCAATAGAAAAAGCCTTAAGTATTTTTACTAATTGACCAAAAATACGTATTGTATTGGAAGTTACATAAAGAAGTGTACTAAAATAAAGCAGTAAAGGCCCAGATACAATAGTTAAGCCCCCTATTATTAACACAAGTTTTTTTGTAGAATCAGACCAGGAATTAAATTTATTAGTAATAGATCTTACCACATCTGCAAACTTTTCCACCAGAGGAATAACCGCCTCTGCCACATTTTTACCAAAATCTATCATTACAGTTTTAATACGGGTAAGAGCCCTATCAAGACGTATCTTTAAGGTGTCAGATACCTTTGAGAATGCTTCAGCTAAATCCCCTTGAGAATTAATAACTTCTTGTATTATTTTGGAATTATACTCAAAATTTCTACCAACCAGTGCTAGACCTCCTGTAAGAGCCCTTACATCTGGTAATAAATCACGGAATAAACTTAGATCATATTCTTCTGTAATTCTTCTCAGTTCATTCATTAAGGCAATTAAACCCTGTTCTTTTAAAATACTTCTTAATTTACTCCAGTTTAATCCTAACTCTTCAAAAATAACACTATTCTCACCAGCTTCTTTTAAAAGTGAATTAAGTACATTTTTTAAATACACTCCAGCAGTTCTAGCGGAAGCCCCCTGTAACGTTATTGCAGCCATACCTCCTGCCACTTCGGCAAAAGACACCCCTAATTGAGCAGCTATCGGGATAACTTGTCCTATTGATGACGCAAATTCATTTGCTTCAGCTTTACCAACACGTACTGCGGCAACAAGTTGGTCAGTAATTTCAGTGGCCGTGATTCCTGTATTTGCATAAGCATTTAATACAGATGTGACAAGATCCGCTACATCTTTGGTACTACCCAATCCAGATGCAGCAGCCATAGCAGACACACGTAAAACTTCAAGAGCTTCAGAACTCTTTATACCTGATGACGCTATAAAATAAAGGGATTGTGCAAGTTCTATGGGAGATTTACCAAATGTTTTAGAAAGTTTTAAAACTGATTTGTTCCATTCGTTTACTTCTTCCTGTGCCACATCTGTTAAACCTACTATCTTTTGTAATTCATATTCATAATCTGAAGATGTTTTTATCAAACTCTTTGTTGCAGCTGTCAAAGGAACAGTAAAAACTGCTGTCATAAGATACCCCATTGTACGTACCTTCTGAGCAGTTCGGTCAATAGAATTGGCCGTCTTCTTTGCAAAATCTTCAAATTTTGCAGTAGCTACTGTCAAAGATGACGTATCAACATCAAGATGTACAACAAGTCGCCCAAGATTAAAGTCCATTCTTCTTTTTCTTTAAAGGGGTCCTAATAGTATTATTTTTTTGTACTTCATTTTTAACCTTTTTATTTTGACTGGAGGCAATACTGAGTAATATTTGTTTCATTTCTTCCACGCTCTGTTGTGGTTTTTCAATTTTAAAATCTGCAAAATCACCCCACTGTGGCATAAAATCAAGAGGCGATACATTTTTTGGTGCATGCCCTTTAGGTGCGAAAATTCTCGTAACGATATTTACCAAAAGACTCATAAGTTGTGCGAAACGAAAATCTTCACGCCAGCTACCTATGGGGTCCAATCTGTCATAAGCCTCCCATTCACTTATCTGTCTTGATGATAACATCATTAACAAATAATCTGGATGGGGGACTTTTAACTCTCGGCAGAGCCTGAAATAAAACTGTCGGCTCGGCCGAGCTCGGAGTTTTTTATTAAGTCCTCCTTATCCTTCTCTGAAATAGCATTGAGTTCCTGAGCTACTTCAACTATTTTATCAATCTTCTTTGCACTCAGAGCTTTATTAAGTAAAGGAGCTTCCTCCAGTTTAAATAACAAATTACCCTCCTTATCACAAAGAGTACATACAACAAGTTTTACTCTGAAATCTTCAAGTACAGTCTCATAACTTGTTATATTACCCTTACTGTCCCTACGGGCTTTAATGACAGAACTTTCAAACATATCTCTCTCTTTGCCTGTCATCTGTTTGACATAAACAATACCATCTCCAAGATCAACTTCTCTTATTTCTACTGAATCTCCTTTAAGCAAATCTTCTTTTGTTAATATCTTTTTTTCCATATTATATTAATTTTTTTGATTAAATAAATAAAATCCTTGATTAGGTTTAAAAATTATAAAAAACTAATTAAGGTATCGTAGCAGAACCTGAATTAACAACTACCTGACCACTGATTTTAATGGTAACATCTGATGTAACCTTGTCATCAGTGGGAATTGCCAGAGGAAGTTCAGTAACCAACCCCTCAAATTCCAACGATGTTTCCTCGTCATCAGGTAGAATAATTTCATAATTCTGCAAGTCATCACTTTCAAAATCAGCTTTCATCAATTCATAGGTGTCTCTGGTAAAGTTCATATTAAGAACCACAGTACCAGGATCACGAAAGCCGGCAATGAATTCTCGATACCCTCCAGTACTGTCAAGTGATGTAACATCAATTGTATCACGTGACATACTGGGCCCGGTAATCGAATTAATTTCGGCTATGTCTTCAAATTTAGAAGTAGAACTATTCCAGCGCCGAAATTTTGTACCTACACCAGCAATTGCATCAGACATGTTCTCACCTCCTTCTTTGTAAATTAATATTTAAAATGAACACTGCATTATTGTTATCATCCCATTCCAGCAGGGCGGGACTGCCAGTACAGTAGATAACAGTATATAACGAGCCATTCACAAGCAAATTATATTGCCCATGTAAAGCACCCATTATATCATACGCCAAACTACATCCTTCCGTATAACTCTTATTTCTTACTCTTACTTGCATTGAAAGATATTCATACGTACTGGTACTATCGGCTCCATCAAGCGTAAGAGCTGGGGGATACCCCGGCGTATCATAAATTGTAACACAATCACGAGGGGATACCGGTTCTTTCCCCACAAATAAATTTACACCAAAATTCAATCCTAATGAACTTACAGATTCCAGATAATCTTTTATATCATCAGCCGCCGATGTCATTTAACTACCTCCCCCCTTTATCTTAGCTTCTTTAGCCAATATACTAACTATTTTATTAATATTCCTGTTTATAGCTGCCTGAAACCACTTTGGCCCAGACATTGGTCTTGACCAATTCTTAGCCCCTATCATTTCATGAACAGCCGCTGCATAATAAGCAGAATATCCACATATAAGTTTTAATTTATTTTTTACGGCATTCGCCTCAGCCGTATATTCTGAAATACTTTTATTATACAATTCACCCAGTCTTTTAGAAATACCTTTAACACGTGGGTGTTCCTTTGTCCCCTCCCTGAAATTACCACTCTGTCTTAAAGGATCTGCAATCCTTCCTTTATCACCTGTAACAATTGCAAACCAGCTTGCACGCAGATTTCCCAAATCAACCGGAGTTACCAGTGGTTTTGTCTCAGTCTCACGTCTTAAAAAAATAGCCACCTCTTTCAATCCTTTTGTTGAATTTATTTTTAAATTGGATAACTGGGATTGAAGATTCTTCATCACTTTATGAAATCCTTCTATATGTTCCACGTACGCCATTGTGTTAAATATGCCTTTCTTAAATAATTATTATCACCACTTAAAGAAGGTATCTTGCCAAATCTTCTTATCACATAAACCCCCCTCTCTATGTTAATAGGAGACGCTTCTTCAGTACTTGTAAGATCATCTAACGTTCCCAAATAAAGCATTCCTCCTATATCCAAATCTTCTGTAACATATACCACAGAACGTGCTTCAATTTCTTCTTTAGATGCCCCCGTCTGATCCGCAATCATCACAGTAACATCTTCCCACCTGCAATTTATTTCTACAGGGTCATCAAAAGTATACCCCCCATAACCATCCGGTTGTGGATTACCCCAATAAACTGCCGTCTGGGTACATCTTCTTGCTATTAAATTCTCTATTCCCATTTACTCATCATCAAATTGTGGTATAGCATACATACTTATTTTTGAGCGCCCTAATTTACTAATTTTTCCTGTAAAATCCAAAATTAATACCGTTTGCCCATAAGGGGTTGACCTTAGCAAATCCCCATAAGTTCCCGTATATCTCACTTCTGCATCTCCTATTCTCTCTACAGAAGTCGACCTCTGAATTCCACTGGCAATAAAATGTGCTGTCAGGTATCTCTCAATCTCAGTAAGTATAGTCTCAGTTATATCCACATCATCTTCAAATACTTTATTAATTAAAGCATTTGCAGAAGTTATGAGGGATTCTATAATGGTATCGTCTACCGTACAATTATCCATTATATCCTTCACACCCGATGCTGTTACTCTGTTTGCCATTTCTTCATCCTCCTTTCTTTTTCTATTTGACGACTTTTTTCAAGTAATGGATCTAAAAAAGTTAAAATCTCACTTTTCCAGGGCAATCCAAGCCACTCAAGCATTTCATATATCTGTTGATAATCACCATATACCATCCTGTCCGGCCATATCACCTTACAATCTATCCCACTCATTATCATTTCAACAAATCTCTTTTCATACTCATGAACCATCCATAACCATCCTTCTTCCTCTGTCTTTACTCCTATTTTTTTTCTTATTTCTTCATCTTTAAAAGCCTTCATGTACCCCGTTTTCAAACAGGATTGAATTATATCCCCTGTCCGCCGGCGAACCAGTATCCATTTTGCCTTTGGAAATGTATGGTCCCATATCTTCCATAATAAAGTAATACGTGAACTCTTATACATCCACATCCCCCCTTTGTATCCTTCTGTTACTAGATAAGTAGATATTAACTTCCCCCATGTCAAAGGTAAATAATCTATTTTATCTGGCAAAGGATATTGTCCTAAAATATCACATCCCATAAGTTCCAAATAAGCACCTTCAACAAATTTATAAATTGACCCATTTTCAAAAGAGCCAGGATGCAAAGAAACATCCCCGCAAAAGACTCCACTCAATTTCAAAATGCCGGCAATCATTGACGCCCCACTGCGTGGAATACCAGTAATCAATATAGGTGACTTATCTATCATTTGTACCAACTTTTAACCATTTCTTTTTCAGCCTTTTTCATATGAATAGGAGATCTAACCTTTTGTAAAGGATGAACTCTATAATAGGCAAGGAATGCATCACAATACGCAATTTTCAACCCCGCCTTCAAACATCTTAAATTAAACTCGTATTCTTCCATATAATTCAACCTTTCATCCAATAATCCAACTTTTTCAAAAACTTCTCTGCGATACATCAATGTTTGACTATGTAACATATTATCCATCAATAAATCCTCAAATGTAGGAATTTTTATTTTTGGTATATACGCCTTCAAAGGTTTTCCTTTAATCAAAAAATAAGCATTCCCATGAATAAAATCAGCTCCTGTATTCAGTAAACAATCCACCGAATCCGAAATACTATTTGGTGTTAGCATGTCATCTTCATGCAACCATCTTATATAACGTCCTTTGGCTTCAGGAAGGGCTTTATTGAAATTTGAAGGCCAATTTCCTTCGCCCTGGCTGACCAATAGCTGAACATCCGTAGGTACACTGGCTATTGCATCACCTAACCAACCTCTATCAACTTTATAAGGTATGATAACAGTAACAGGATGAACCTTTAACAATATCGAATCATTCTTTTGGTTCATATAAAGATTAACCCATAAAACTCGTTTAGCTGCTTCTGGAATGCGTGGTTTACCATGAAAACACACTATATCCGTCTTATGAGGTAAAGTCTCAAGATAATGATGAGGTGCAGGTTTAAAATCATGTATTGTATCTGTAAGCTGTTGCCAATAAAAATCCGCCTTCACCACTGAACGAATGTAATTATCCATACGTGAGCCCATGGGTCCTTTAAAAGATTCCCATATCTTTTTTACCTTTTCGGAATTCTTAGGCACCCACATCAAACCGGTTGCAAGTTGACCTTTCTGCCAGAAATCTTCAAGTGTTATGAATTTATCCTCCTTACCTTCAACAAGTTTAAAAATATTCTCAATGGAACGAATTACCGCCGTATCCAAATCAATATAGAGGAATGGTCTGAACTGTTCCATCTCTGGTGAATACAATGCAATGCGAGACCATGTTCCTGGATATTGATTTGTCAAAGGAACATATGTAATATTACCTAACTCATAAATCATGCTGGCTTTATCCCACAGACAGATGATGCGTGGCTGAGGATATCCCTTCCATTTACTACGAATGTGTGAAGCAAGCAAATCCACATCATTCATCGTAAAATCCCCTCCACTACGCAAAACCATTACTATGGTATGAAGTTCAGCCATATATCTGTTTATAAATCCACCAATATGTCTTCTCTAATCCAACATCTAGCGGTTGTGAAGGCGCCCATCCAAGCAATTTCTTTATTAAATCATTATTGGAACACCTGCCTCTCACACCAGTAGGTCCTTCAATATGCCTTATCTTTAAGGTCTTGCCGGCAATCTTCATTACCTTATAAGCAAGTTCATCAATAGTCACCATTTCCTCCGAACCTATATTCAATGGTGGTAAAGATTCAGGATGGTCCATCAGACGCCTCACACCTTCAAGACATTCATCAATATAAAGAAAGGAACGTGTTTGCTGACCATCACCCCATATCTCTATTATACTATCAGATACCGCCACCTTTCTACAGATTGCTGCCGGCGCCTTTTCTCTACCGTCATTCCAACTGCCTTCAGGACCAAAGATATTATGAAAACGGGCAATCCTGATATCAAGATTGTAATTACGACTAAAAGCATCATACATTATTTCGGCAAATAGTTTCTCCCATCCATACACGGAATCTGGTTGAGCTGGATAAGCCGTTTCCTCTCTACAATCAGGATTTAAAGGGTCTTTTTGATTAAATTCTGGATATACACAGGCTGAAGAAGAAAAGAAAAGTTTTCCACATCCAACCTCAAAAGCCCTTCTCGCTACATTGAGATTTATGATTGCCGAATTGTGCATGATAACAGCATCATTCTTTTTTGTAAAAATATAACCCGATCCGCCCATCTCACAATTACCACACCATGCAGTCCTTCCTTCTCTTCTAACAAAAATTAAATGATTGGGTACTTCTACACAATAAACAAATCCTTTATACTTAACTCTTTCTGGATAATTAAGCAATCTTGATTTTTTAGATTTTGATATATAAATATCATATCTTACATGCCATTTATCATTCTTTGGATATTTAACAGCCACTGTTGTGCTATATCCAAGTTTCAAACAAATTTCCTGAAAATCACTACATAATCTTTCTGAAGTCGTTATATAACATCTACCATCTTTTGTACCGTCTCCTTTCATTAAAGCATCAAATAAAATTTTTAAATAATATGTATCCAAATTTTTAATATTTTTTGGTACATATTTATTATTTGATTTTCCTAATTGACTTACAAAAGAATATATTTGATAAGAACAAAAACTTACACCCATTATTATAGACCTACATTTTTCAACGTAAGGAGTAAATCCCATTTCTTTTACAACTTCTTTAATTCTTTCTACTAATTTCTTGTTCCTATTAGAAATCATAATTTTATAAGTTCCATCTTTTTTATCACAACAACTTCCTTCAGAAATATAATACCCAAGAAATTCAAGAAAAAGTTCCATTTTTATTTTTTCTACTTTTTTAACTTCTTTTTTGTAAACACCTGAAAAGTAATAATAATCTTCCTGATGTCCTTTCCATTTTGCACTTCGCAAAAACGAAATTCGCTTTTTAAAACATTTTTCTGCATCTATAAATTCATAATCATCTCTATGAGGTCTTTTTATATACATTTTATGATCTGGAGTTACCATAATGTTTATGGATTTCCCTTTAAATAAAATCATATCTCCTTCATATTCTTTCTTTAGAAAAGAGATTGGAGTTTGTAATTCAATAAAACCATCTTTATTTAGAGTGAAAACTTTTTCTTCACTGTTCATTATATCCTCAAAAAATTTCCACCCATTTTCTGTCAATATTTCGGTTTTATCGTCATAACAAGCAAATTGATACACTTCATCAAAATCTCTATTAAATACTGTATCTACATTATCTATATACCTCAAATCCTTCACCCAGAAGTCATCAGCCAAAGTACGTGAAAACTGTGGATATTTCCTATCCACGGCACGTATCCAACAATCATACCGTTCCTTAAACCACCTCACAAGATTATGACCAATAAAACCTCCTGCACCCAATATCAAAATTCTTTTCATAGAAATCCTTCTTTTTTTAATATCATTTTCAAATTATCTTCAGTCCATAGTTCATTAGTACTATTTTCAAAAGAATAATCTTTCAATAAATATTTCACTTCAACTCCATCCTCAAAAAAGATACAATCCTTGAAATTGGATTCAATATCATAATACTTCAAAGTATTATGTCTAACCTGCTGGACAGGAATAGACCCAACAGCCAATGTTTCATAAAACCTGGTAGGTAAAAAATTACCATTACCCAATGGAGAAAAAACAAATCTATATTGAGCAATTGTCCTTATATAATCTTCCCATGCAGGAAGACCACTGTCAATTATCTCAAGATTTATTTCCTTTTTCATCTTCTCCAACAAACGTCTGCGTTCATCATATGACCCCATCTTACACCTGGTACTACCAACAAATATAATAGCATTCTTTTTATCTTTTATTTTATAAATATCTTTATACTTTTTTGATATACTGATGCGATGAATTCCAGTACCGAGTTTTTCACAATCATCCACATCTGCCGTGTAATGATGTAAATTTTTAAACTGTTTTATTTTGTTATAATTATCTATATTCCACGCAAAAAATGAATCAAAAATACGTTCTGTGGTTAATACCACCACTGGAATATTAAGTGTATTACACACATTAATAAATCCAGGTTGCTCTATTATCTTTTTATGACCATCATAATGATCATCCCCAATAATAAGTAAATCCAGATTCACCAGATCCTTTTTATCTTTAACCAAAATAGGGATCTTCCCGTATAATGTTTCCAGAGCATAATAATAACTTTTGAATTGCGGATGCCTTGAAAAATCCAAATCACATATTATACCAACCTTCATTTTCTAAATCTTTTAAAATTTTTAATTTCCAATAACTGAAATTCAACTTTGACCGATCCCATACCATTTTATCCAATCTTTCCTTTTCACATAAAAGGAATTCTTGTGTTACATTTTCCCATTTATTTACATAACAAATGGGAAAGTCATTTTCCCAAAAAGAAGTATGGACATTTCTTTTTACTATTGGATAACTTCCTAAATATAATGTTTCCCATAACCTATGGGTATCCGCCCCATTTCCTTCAGGACAAAAAACGAATACATGATTATAAATATTGGTCAAAAACTGTTTTACTTTCACAACTCTATGCCCTCCTTCCGCTGTTACCCACTTTTTTGTATCAAATAAATTATAAAGAAGCTGCCTTTTCTCAGGATTAGTTTTAATAAGACAACATAAATATGCAAGATTTTTAATTTTTTTAGGTGTTTTAAGTAAACTAGATATTATAATTTTTTTAGATTCAAACAATTTACCATTCCAGATTTCATTCTGTAAACCTATTGGAATACATTCTATTTTGGGATGTTTACAACATACATTCTGAGCATAAAGTTTTACAACATTGTCAGGAATTTTAAAAGACGCATCAATATTAACATCATGATTATGAGATATTATAACAAATTTTTGAGGTAAATGTTCAATAATTCTTAACAATTTAGGAAGATAAATAGTATGTGTATAAATAATATTTTTATTTTTTAATTTCTCTGGCTCAAAAGTATTGGGATACATATAATAATCATCAGGGGCTTTTATAAAAGGAGTATATACAAAATCAGCAATATCTTTAAATTTTTCACCCTGCAACCAATCTCTCCCTCCTTTCTTTACAACCCATGAAACTTCCCAATAATGAATGGCATATGATTTAGATGTTGTATATTCCAAAGGAGGTTTACCTTCAACTTGATATTTATTAGGATAAGGATAAAAATATTCAGTAGGCATTGCCACGATATCTTGTTCATGTCCTTTTACTACATTAAAAAAACAATTGGTTACAAAATACGTCCCTGTAGCAGATAAAATATCAAAATGAATTTGAGTGGAAGACACTCCTTTTAAATTATCTAATATTTTTTGAAGAATAAAATGTTTGGGAGTACTCATTATAAGTCCTGTATATAACTCAACAACCGAAGAATACCCTATTGATATTACAAAACTGAATTTTCTGAATTCATCAAAAGATTTTAAACATTCAAAATCAGTATCTATATATAAACCCCCATATTCATATAATATCCAATACCTTAAAATATCACTTCTAGCACCAAAATTTGGAGTTTCATAAAAAAGATTTTTAAAGGGAAAATCTGTAAGTTCTTCAACTTCTTTATCCGTCCATAATTTATATTCCCAATCAGGATGAAATTTTTTCCAGGTTTCACTCCGTTCTTTATATTTTGAAGGTAGTGGTTTATCCCCAACCCAGATCTGATGAATTATTTTAGGAATTTTATCTTCTTGGGTTTTATAAAATCCAGAAGCAAAATTGTTTTCAAATAAACATTCTACAATTCTCCATCGAGAATTATTCTTATACATATTTTCATTATAAGCATACGTTTTAGATACTATATCAAAAAATTCACCCATTTTGATATTTTTTATAAAAAGCAGCCCCCCATCCAGCCTTTGTCATATGGGTCTTAACCCTTATAAAATCATATCTTTTTAAATATTCGTCTATCTCCGAAAGCAGACTACATCCTTCATAAACATATTCTGTATTAACTTCTGTATAAATATAATCAAAATATTTAATATAATCACCAGCACTCCTAATCACATTTAATTCTACCCCCTGCACATCAATATTCAAAAAATTAAAATCATCAACTTTTATAAAACTGAAAATTTTATCAAGACGTACCAATTCTACCTTTTCTGTACTCACATATTTAACATCAGGATGATGTTTGGCATGGGTCCCTAAAGGTAACAATGAAGATGACTGACCATCATTACTGGCAATATACAACTTAGCCACCTCTAAAGTATCATGAACCCCCCTGTTATAAGGTATCTGGTCTGGAAAATTTTCCAAATTTTTAACAAGACGTTCATATACAGACTTACTGGGTTCAAACCATATCACAGGAGAAAATCCCATCTTACGATACCAATGTCTTTCTTCTCCTTCATGTGCCCCCACATGAATAGCCCCTTTACGCACTTTTATATATTTATCAAGGGATGTTATCAACATAATCATAAATTTTAATCCATTCTTTTGGATATCTTAAATTCTCAGATATCTCTAAACTATCTCCTAAATAATGTCTGGGACATATAACTTTTTTATTTTCATTTTCGTTTAAAAACGCCGCCCACCAACTAAATGTACTATTTGCTATAATATTATTTTCACAATACCTCATCAACTGCATACATAAGTAATCATCTAAATCCACAAAATAAATATTTCTGTTAAAATAATCGGATTTAAAAATTTTTCTGCACCACTCTAAATCATCACTAAATATGTACAAATCATATTTTTTATCAAAATATTGTAAAGCATCAAAAAAATAAGAAGGACACAATACTCCATATTTATGTGTAGTATGTGTGAAATAATCCCCTCTCCTTATGTGTAAGGATATACAATTTCCTTTTAAAATACTCTTTTCATATTTTAAATATTCCTCTGTATAATATTCTTCTTTAACTGTAAATTGTTGTCTTAAATCAGGTAAGAGATCTATAAAATACTTATAATATTGCCAATACCCTTCAAAAAAAGACTCTGTTTTCAATTCCAAAACTTTTTCGTCATATCCTACTTTACTTTCTCTTACTATAACTTCATTCTTTTTAACATCACTTAGAAAAACAGGATGTTTTACATTAAATTTATCCAATCTAAAAGGACGAGGATAAGGTCCTTTCAAACATTTACCATCTGCGTAATAGGAAACATCAAATACAACTTCTTTATTTCTCTTCAGTAAAGACATTCCAAAAGCATACTGAAACATTTGATTACCCAAACCACCATATATTCTAACAATGTTCATAATTTAACTATTATCAAATAAAAGTTCTTTAATACTCATTTTAGGAAATTGTGTGATTGCACTATCAGGAGAAGCATTTATTATTTCAACCCCCAATCGTTTGGCATCCTTAGCAATGAATTCAAATCCCCTTAAATGTCTTTGAAAAGGTAATTTCATCATTTTTTTAGGATTGTCATATACTCCTTTACCATATAAATCATGCCAATGCTGACGTTTATCTTCACTTAATTTCATATCAAACCCCACAAGAATAATACGTTTAGCACCGGCATGTACAGCCATACTTATAGCTGCGGCTCCACTATTTCCATTCCAACTAACATTATAAGGACTTTCAGAAATACCTCTAGGACGATTTCGTTCTCGTCCCAATACTTTTACCCATGCCCTATCTTTATCAGGAATAGAACAACAACATACTTTTAAACCAGGAAATTTTAAAAGAGCTTGTCTATATCTAAGAAAAAATGGACTATCCCCAAAAAAGACAACATCTATCCAATCACCTATTAGAAAGGTAACATTAATCCCAATTACATGACAATTATGAATTGGTTTTAAATAATCAGAATAAACACTTGGGGGAAGCTCCTTCTTAACAACTTTATTAACTATTTCTTTTGGTATTAAAAACTGTTCTGTTAATGAAGGCCCCCCACCAAGTATCCATACATCACCACCTTCCCACATGGGGGGAACTCTCCATAACTTCATGTTTCTAAATCATGCTTTAACTGTTCAGCAACATCCTTTCTTAAAGCTTTCTCATTAATTGGCTTCCCTGTCTGAGCATTTACTACATCAAACCAAGAATTACTATTCCCACGTGGCACCACAAGGTACTTGGGGACCGCCTGTTCTATTTCTTTTTTTTCTTCCTCAGGAAGTTTTTTAACTTTATTTACTCCCTGAAATCCATCACCATCAAGATTACTCCAAGTAGTACCTAAAGGTATAATAACATTCCTTAAAGAAGCAGGGATTTCTTCTTTTTTTGCTGTGAAAATTTCATTGGGCTTGATTATTCTCCCATTAAGTCTCAAAGACCCTCCCCCTATCTTTTTAAATTGAAAAACATTATTTTCCATAATGCCATATTTTAAATTTAAAAATTAAAACACTTGATTAGTGTGTATAAACTTTATTAGGCTGTGTAATGAACTATTCCTGATTTCCCATTCTGATCACTACGAATCTGGGGGACCTGAATAGTCATTACCTTATATTTATAAACCATTCCACCTTCAGTAGACCATTCTACATTCTGCAAATCAAACCCTTTAACAAGACGAACCACATCAGGAGTCATCTGCACAAGTAAAACATTGTCAGTCTCAAGTGTGTCAATGACTTTTACACCCTTGATTCCTTCAAGTTTCTTTAACCTTTCAAGAATCGTAGTTCCTGGTGTTACAGTATCATAATCCTTGTAAAGAACTGTCTGATATGCAGTTGGGACGTATAATACCCAGGGTCCATAATGATAAGCATCTATAGAATCCTGAATCATATTTATAACATCCTTCAGAATGGTAGCTCCCGTTGCACTTGAACTTGTCCATGAATAGGTAAGTGTACCTGTATTTCTATCAGGATGATTTACATAAGAATATATTGTATTCCTATTTCTTTCATCCTTTTCACCATAACTGAAGGTAACATCAGTAAACAACATATCCTCAAGTTTCTCTTTTACCTTCCTTGCGGCATGTTCAGCAGCCGTAGTATCAAGTGGGTTGCCAAGTCCTCTACTAGCTGCCAGTTCCCTTGCAGTAAATTCATAATCAGCATGAACTATTGGGATTGGCAAATAGTTGTACTGGAATTTTGGTCTATCAGCAGGCCCTCTGGTTACTCCATCCATTGAAACAACAGCTGCCATAGAATCACTGATATCATGCCATTCCAGAATAGTAGTACCCAATGCATTACCAAGATTATAAACAAGCCCATTTACAACAAGGTCATCTATTCCACCAAGACGATATCTGGCGGCCTGAAGAATAGCATCATCAAGAGCCTTCCATTCATCACGCCTAAGTGTTCCATGTACATTAGGTGGATTTACTATTGTGCGATAGCTTTCTGGTTTCTTGGGGTCCCCACCTACATAAACAGTTATGCAGGTGCGACCTTTACTATCTATATAAGGACGTCTTGCCCCTACATCAAATCCACCAGATCTAACAAGATATTGAGCTACCTCTCCTATTCCACCATCTAGTCCTAAAATATCAACTGAAACATTACTCATCGTTTTTCCTCCTTCTCTTTTAAAATTAGACAAATCTAACTCTCAAAAACTGTCTGGTCGGATAGGATTCCGATTCAGAAACCGACAGACTGGAAAGGTCCAACGCCTCAAGTGCCTGGGCAACAATTCTCAAAGGTTTGATGGAAACCTCGGCAGCTGCCGAACCCGCGGAAGCCTCCTGAGCCACGTGTTTTCTGAAGTAACCATCACCATTACTTTCAAGAAAATCACCTATGGCAACATTTTCCTCATCTGCCAGCAATACATAACCTTCATCACCCCTTCCAGGAATCCATACTTTAACAATATCCCCAGCTACATAAGCATCAAGAATATCTTTACCTTGTAAAGAATCTTCCAGAGCTATCATCGGAATAGCATTATCTCCAGCAGTAGCATGCTTTTGTATTGTAGAATATCCTGAACGAGGTTCTACTAGCATGCCTGGATAAATAGTTTCGTATGCTTCGTACTCTACGATAACATCCGAATAATTTTTCAATTTAATTGTATTATAAGCCATCTTTCTTCCTCCTATTTTTATTTAAATTAACTTACACCTATAGGATATAAAGGCTCCACATCTTTTAAACCTACATTGACATTAAATCCTCCAGCTGCCAATGTATAGTCAACAGATGACTGTGCTTTTACCACAGACTCATGAAGCCTTTTCAAAACATCATCCTTCATTCCATTTAAAACATCATCAGGCCACTGTTCCTTTGAAGTATTGGCTTGAATTTCAGAAACCATCTTATCCCTTCTCTGTTTTAGCTCCTGCTTATAAGCTTCAAGCATGGCTTTTTCTTCATCAGAAATAGCATTCACCTGAACAACCTTCTCCTTTTCAATGACTATTGGAGTCAGCTTGTCAAGGAGCTCCTCACTCAGTCCTTCAAGGAAAGGTCTGTCACACTCTGTCCAACGTCCATTGCTGTTGGCAATCAGAGCATCAATCTTTCCTTTTTTGTTCTCGTTCATTTTACTGTCTCCTCCATTTTTAACTTTAATTAAACCTAATTTTTCTAAAACATGAGTGACCACGCCAACCACATTTTCAACTGACCCGCCTTCAGCTGACTGGTTAGCAGTCGCCTCCTCAAAACCAGTCGTGTCTATGCCAAAATGTTTGGCTCTGGCAATTATCTTTCTCCTTGCCTTAGCCCTCTCTTCTGCACTGACACCTTTTATCTGGTTAAATCTTGCCATCGCATTTCTGACGTGAGCCTCATCGAAGATGGGCAACTTGCTCTCACTCGGAGGGTCACGCGGTATTGCATAGAACTCTTCAACGCTCATGCCGAGTTCTTTGCGTTTCTTCTCCATTGCACTCACCTGTTCATTCGCATCCATATCCTCACTATTTTGATTGACTCCTAATCCACATCCATCCGCAACGGAGCAAGCTCCTACGCAACCTGAAAGAATTGCAAGGTGGTCAGGTCTATGATTCCTGGCAATGGCTTTGTAACTCTCTCCATTGTAATCCCCTTCCACCTCCTCTTCGTCCACATAAACTCCAACACTGACTTCCAATATTTCACCTGCATAAATTCTTTCAAGTATTTCTGGAGCCACCTCACTCAATTTATTTTCATTCAACCATACCTCCGCCTTCAGCTTCTTGCCTTCAACGGTGGTATTATACACCCTACCAACCACCTGCTTATCCACCACATCAGGATAATTGGCAGATATGTATGTTCCATCCTCCTGAGGATGATTGATTACGACAGGAATGCCATTCCATGATTCAGGAAATCTGCCAAGGTCCTCTATCCTATGCAATAATGGTCCATAACTCCCATGATGCACTCCTTCAACCATCATCACCACGGGAACAATAATGGTAGCCTCTCCTTGATGCACGGTAAACCTCAAATCATAATCCCCCTGCTTGCTCCTCTGATAGGCATAATGTCTGGCAGAATTTCCCACCACACCATTAGCCTGTCTAATGGCACTGGCGGCGCATTCCTCCTCCGACCCACCTTTCTCCATACAACGCTTGAGAACAGAATTGGCAATGCGTACCCATTGTCTCTTCTGTTTTTCGGTGAGTCCTTTCTTGTGGCGGTCCACATCTTCCACAGTCCAAGGCATTTTTATCTCCTCCTCTTTTTAGTCTTCAACTATTACAGGTAATATAATACACCTACAATTCGGATGAAGTGGAATCATACTTTCCGCCTCATCCAAGGTGAAGGTTTTACCTTCCAATTTACCACATCTATCACACACTCTATCATCCCCAGCGGTTAACCATTCCGCCATAATCTTAACTCCCTCTATTCCCCATGCACGATAGGTATTAACCATAGCCAAATGATGAGCCCTTATCAGTTCAGTCCTCGCCAACATCAACGCTCTCCTTTCTGCGGGGATAAATCTCCCCAGAGTATCTGTAATTCCCAATGTGCCCATGCCGGTACCATCTATCGCAGCCACCAGCTTCCGGGCAAGTAGACGAGGTCCATCCCCATCCGCCAAACCCTGTGCAAGAACTTGACTGATTTGAGTACTCATCTGGCTTGTAATACCTTTCAGCTCCGAATACACACGTGTATATATAAAAGCCAATGTCCCCACGTGTATAGGAGCATTCATCAATGTAGCTTCTATCGTTCTCCATTCCTCCTCTGGTATTTTATATCCTGCTCTTCTTAACTCCAACTTTGCTCTCAATAATCCTCTTTTATAGGTATCAACGACAAATTTATTAAACCAAATTGTATTTCCCATCCTCACTGCCTCTTCCAAGTCCCTAACTGTTAAAATCCCATCCTGTATCTGTTTTTCAAGCCACTTTATAAACTCGTTGATTTTCTGCTCATCACGGGTAAAAGCAAAGGCTCTCCAACCGGCAGGCATTTGTGCATGCAACTGAATCTGCTCCTTGGATAACCCAAAGCAGTCATTGTCCACAATACTCCTTACAATGACATTCTTCAACACGGCAAACCTTCTCTTCACCTCACGGGCAAAGGCATTCCTTAACCTTGTGGTGTGAGTAGGGTCATACCTTGAAACACTTTGATATGTACTAATCTTTACCGTTTCCACTTATCTTACTCAATAATTCAACTTCCTCTTCAGTTGGTGCTTCAATACGCTCCTCATTCACCTCCTTTTCACGCATCTGATGTATAAGCTCAATCTGGTCCTGCGTAAATCCAAGGCAGAACTCAAGGAATGCATCAACAGGAACAACATCCTGTTCACTTATATTATAAGTATATTCACGTATTGCACCAGCACGCTTCATACCTATCTCTACACGAGCCATCTCACTCTGTGCATACGGGTCAGCCCACTTAACAGAATATGTTCCTGTAACAGGTTTGGGTAACACTCCATATTCAATACATTTATCAACAAACGGTCTTACTATTGCCACCTCGGCAAATTCCTCTCGCCTTGCCTGTATATAAGAAAGCCACTGTATCCAATCCTGCGAACTCGCCAGTTCTCCACGCTCACTACCTACAAGTATCCTTATGGGTATAGATGTTACTGCAGAAATCATTTTCAATATTGAATCAACATGAGAAGAGGGGTCAGCAATCTGCTGCTCCAATGCGGATATCTCAATACCCTCATTAACCAAAAACCTCCTCAGGTTATGCTCAAATTCATCTATCTGGTCTTTCAGTTCCTCCTCCGCTTCCCGTGTCATTTGATAATCCTTATCCACCTTACCTTGATAACCAGGACGGGCACCACGCCAAAACATTTCTGCATCACCACCTACAACCTTCTCAAGGTCCATCAACCTATTATAAATAGCCTCAAGCCTTGGAATGCCATAAATCTCACTTTCCAGAGGGTCTTCCACCACATGAATCACTCGTGAATGATGCACCTTGATTACGCTGCTTACATTGGAGTAAACATCATGAACTGTTATATCATATATCTCAGGTAATCCATATCTTGGATTTTTGGTATCCGAAACAAATTTAGATATTTTTGCAGACTCACTACCAAAAGGTTTGACATAATTCAAGGATAATTTGCCACCACGCACAGGATTGATAAAATCCTCCTGGCGAGACACATCACTCAATCCAAGCAATATAACACCATATTTTCCTAAACCTGTCAACCTGTCACATCTTGCAAACTTTGTTTTCAATCCCAATTTCTTATCAAGCTCCCTCCACGCCTTTTCAAGTGGAGTATCCTCCTTCTCACCAGATTCCAAAATCTCCAGTGGACCTTGCCATGTAGCCTTCACCGGACGGTCAATAACTGCTTTAGCCACATCCTGACGTAAGTAACGACCAAGAAACTCGGCAAACGTAATCTCAGTTTCAGGATATCCTAATGCCCGATACAAATTCCTATCCATACCATATTGGTAACCCATTCTGGCTGCCAATGCGGCTCTTGACACAAGTTCGGAAAGCACATGAAGGCGTGATGCATTTAAACCACTCTCCTTCTTTTCCCCCTTATTATTTGGCATTCTCATCATGTTTACCTTTCTTTAACCATTTTTCAATACCCTCCTCATCAAATACTACCCATAGAAACACCAGGAGTAGAACAAATACCAATGCAGCATTTATAACCCCCACTATTTGAAGTATCACCTTCCATATTACATCTCTCTCAAATTTATTAAATCCAATATATGTCCTATCTGTTCTCGGACAACATCACGCTGTTCTTCCGACAGCACAGTAGTTTCTCTAAAACCAATACCAAGAAATCCTTCCTCAATACCATTCCTCTGCCTAATCAGGAACAAATATAAGGCTTTGAAACCATATTTCCTCATATCATCACGTAAATTCAAATCAACACAATCTTCAATATCTGACACGCAAAATATTTCCTGTGCGATTAATCCCTCAAAAGCTATGCAATATCTGGAATTCATCGTTCCTACAAAAATATCCATCATAGGCTTATCACCCCCACCGGCAGTCTCATGCGTTATTGTAAATTTTTTCATTCTCAAACCATTTGCAAATATCCCTCCATCGTGATATCGGCCTATGAAAACTTTTAAAGCATATAATTCATATTTCAGTCTTATAATAATTCGATATATCTCGGCATCACAATATATTTCACGTTTTAATGGAACTTCAAGTGGCTGAACGGTTTTTAAAATAGGTGAATTGAGAAATTTCTGGGCTATACGGTAAAGTACCAACAGAGCCACCAAAACAATTAAACCAAAAACTATCTGTGTTATCGCTGTTACCATAATCGTCTTACTTTAATTCTTGCTGAATCAATAAATTGTTTTCTAAGTATGCTGTCCCTTTCAAATTTTTTTTTAATTGTTCATCAATTCGATTCATATACTCAATTAAAACATCATATTTTTTATCTTGCTGAAGATGTTTACGATAACTTTCATCGAGAGCATTAATTATTGTTGACTGTTTGTCCACCACCTGCTTAATATCTTCCACCGTTTGTTTTGTCCCCCGTATCTCAAAGATGATTATGGAATCGTTACGGCTCATCGTTGAAAGAGTGCTTTTAACTTGCTGAATTTCAGTCTTAACCTCTTTCACCTGATTTTCCTGATGAGACTTCCATTCGGCAATACCCCAAGCCGTGCCGCCGATGACACTTATTGCCCCTGTGATTGACAGGAAAATTTTAATATTATCTGCTATGTATTGAAATAGTTTTTTCATATTATTTAAA